CAATTGGGTTGTAAGCCATCTCACGGAGAGACTGAACAACTTCGGGAGAAACGATCAGATCGGTAACACCTCTGTTGCCTTCACCAACTGGAGTTCCACCAGCCCAAGACTGGTTGATTCTCTTAGCTCTGGTCATCAGACGATTGAAGTCATCGAGAATCAATCTTCCTGCGGAGCCAGCTGCAATAACATGAGATTTACCTCTTGTGGTGGCACTCTTATCAGCACCGGCTTGATTTCCTCCAGCGAGAGCTCCAAATACAAGAGCGGCTGAATTTCTGTCCTGCTTAAGAAGAATTTCTTGAGCGAGACGGGTGAAAGTTTTGCTCACAACATCAAGACGGGAGCGAGCAGCATAACGCTTATCGAAGTCAATCGCACTATCGAGACGATAGGTCGTGAACTTCATTTCGCTCTGTACGGGAGTAGCAGCGTTCGAAGGAAGGCCTCCGGCTACGTTCTGACTCCATACAGTGAGGTAATCCTCATCCGTAATGTCGTAATAGAGATCCAATGGGATACTAGCGTTGTCATCTTCGTTGAAGCTAAACTTCGTGAAGAGATTACTGAGAGTGGGAGCTTGTGCAACAACTTCGGCAAGGACCGGGCCGATAAATTCGGCCAAGGCTACCTGAGCTTGGTAGGCGACATCCCTGTTCTTGGATGCCATAGCTTTTACTAATTCTACTTGCTCTTCGGTTCTTTTTAATGTAATTTTCATTTAATTTTTACTCCTAAAATTATACGTTAAGGTCAACGATGTAGTAATATCCCTTGTGGAATGCGGTATTACCGTAAACATGCGTGGTGTTAAATACACTAGCACCTGTTCCAGCGAAAGCGGCAGCGTCATCTCTGTAGCCCTTAGCTAAGATCGTACCGACCTTGTATTGACCAAGTTCAACTCCGACGGCAGAAGCGGGTGTTAATCCAGTACCTGCATATTCTGCAGATGTGATTCCGGAAGCTTGTCCGGCGCCAGCCAAGCCAGCCAAGACAATAGAGTTTCCAGCAGCATTGTTGGTTCCGATAAGAGCAGAATCAGTAAGAGTTACCATGCCTCTTTTAAGAATGGGAACCGTTTCTCCGGGAAGTACGGCATAAAGCTCGTCCTTCTTTTGCGGGTAGTAGTTCAGCTTTTCGCCATTTTCATCGCGAGAAGCAGTTTGCCTCAAAGTAATTCCAACGCAATTGTCGGTAACTGCCGCAGTGGCCACAACCGTCAAGGTGTTTGTCGGGTAGTAGTTTGCTCCAACGTGAGGATAATCTGTTTTACCAAGATATTTACCGTGAGTCGCATTATCTACGTCTACCGGGTCCCAATCTGTTGTATTGGTGTTGAGATCACCGACTTGAACTTTTACAAATACACCTGCATCGCAGTTTGAAGTTGCTGTTGCTGCTGCCGATAAATCGACTGCGGTATCAGCATCTGCGCTTGTATTGAGATTTGCATTATAAGCGAAGAGGTTTATAACCTCATGTTCACTATAATCACGGAATGGTAGTAGTCTTAATGCCATTTTATTTTAATATTTAATTGTTAAATTTTCGCGGGAAAATGCAGACCTGAATTGGTCTCGCAGAGATTTTTCCTCTTGTGAGGATTCCCCATTGTTGTTTGAAATTGTTTCGTCCTCAGCAGCTTCGACTTGCTCCATAGCCTCTTCGATAATCTCTCCCTCGGCCTTATTGCCAAGTTCGGAAATTCTCTTTTCAACTGCTTCAGCAAGCTTGCCGTCAAAGGCTTCTTGCTGATCCTTAATAAAAGACTTGCTTTGGTGTTTGAATACAACTGCCAGCTTTTCTTGATAAGCGTCAAAAGATTCTTTAGCACCGTCAAGGCTCTTTATCTCATGAGCAATAACTTTTCGAGCGTCGTTATCTAATTCATAACTTTCTTCGATGTGGGACATTCTTGAATCAAAGGTAGCTAAAGCTTCTTGCTCGGCTTGCTTTAGTTCTAAGGACTGAACCTTCTCAACTGAATCGTTAAGTTTAGAGCGGATATCTTCCAACTCTTGAGAACTAGACTCGGCGGCTTTAGCTAGTTCCTCCTTTTGAATTTCAAGTTGCTCTTTTTCCTCTAAGAATTTTTCATTCCTCTGGAGGATTGCATCGTTGATAATTTTAGAAACTGTAGCTACGGCTTCCTCGGAGAATTTCTTATTAGAGACCTTCTCTTCAAGGGCCGACACTAGGTTATTCAGAATTTCGTTATTGTCCATGACAGTATGTTTGCTTTTTATTACAGTGTTTTTTTCGATTTGTGAAATTATATTTTCATTTTTTTCATTTTGATCCTCCTCGAAGACTATTGAGTCCTCGTCCATTTTAGCGATCAATCCCTTTACATCTGCGGCTGGATTAGCGGTAAACCCTATGCCTAGGGGGAAAATTTCGCCAGTGATCAAGCGGTAGATTTCCTCACCTTCTTCGGTTCGCCCATTGCCGCCGAAAGCTTTTAAAAATTGTTTCAATTCATCGATCTCGTCTTCATTTGTAATTATTTTTGCCTCAGAAAGCTTATTGCTTCCCATTGCTATTACGAAATCATTAAAACCAATTTCCCAGCTTGCGGAGACTTTATGATAAAATGAACTTTCAGGATCAACTGAATTTTCGACAAGATCGGTGAACTCTTTATTAACACTTCTATATAAGACCGCACCCAAGGAGATATTAAAAGGCTCTTCCTTTCCTCTAGCTTCGGAAACCCCCATAATTTCATTTGATTCTAAATTGGAAAATGAAGCCGAAACTATATGCCCTACCACATTCTCCTTGTTGTGCTCTATATTGGTAGGCTTGTGCTTAAAGTATTCTAAGACCTTAACCGCTGACTCAGAATTGATTCCATCTCCATTCCTGTTGAATTGATTAACTAGGGCGGCATTAAAAGCGACTCCAAGTAAATCAATATTTCTATCCAAATCGATCTCGTCAGGAATCATCCCCCTGAGCTTTTCCAAGGAAGCTTGACTTATGTTTATCTCTGGAGAATCTATCTCTCCGGAAGCTATTAATATATCAGAAAAACTTGTAGTGTATTTATATTGCTTGTCCATACAAGTTCATTATACACAATTTATTTATTTATTTTCCTTTTACTATGGTATAGTATAGCTGAAGGGTATGTCTCCAGCTCATGTTCTGAAGCTATGCCTAAAACTCCACCTAGTGTTTCTAGCTTTCCTATATTATCTATATTCTTTATGCAGCTCTTAAGCCTCCTCGCCCACCATGTTTTTTCTGACGAACATATAATTGATTCGCAAAGCTTTGATATTAGCCCTTCTTGGTCCTTATTTATTTCTTTAAGATTTTTACTTTCCTTAAATGTAATAACAGCATCTTTTTGAAATGATTCTATTTTGTATATAGTATCCTGAATGGATCCCCTGTCATACAAATCAGATGCCGTGGCGGGGATTCCAGTTGTCCCGTTCGGCCTTCCTGCCGACTTCGGAGTTTTATTGACGTCGGGCTTTTTATCTTGAACCTTTTGGCTTTTAATATTTTGTTCTGCCGCTTTTCTTTGAATGTCAAGCTGTTCCTCTTGTATCTTTCTGTTTTCCTGAGATTCCGCACTCTCCACCAATGGGATGCCCCCAACTAGCGGGTTGTACATTCCTTTCTCCCTGTCTTTTATGTATTGCTGCTGTGAAGAGCTCAACTCCTTTGAGTTCGGATACAACCCGGTCTCCATTGATTTTATTCCCTGCTCTGGGGTTAGGATTCCAATTTCAAGCAATCTGGTTATTACTCTTTGGAACTGAACCTCGTCCTTAATGTCAATCTCTTCAAATTTAGCTTCTGGATAATTCCTGAACCCCATATTCCTGCAAACCATTTTAATTTGAGGTTGAAGAAAATCATTCAGAAATGCATTTCTAGATTCCTTAAGCCTTTCTAGGAATATTTCCGCCTTAATTTGGGTATTTGAAAATTTCTCATTTCCGACGATAACATTCTGAAGCCCCTCTCTTATGTCCTCATTGACTATTTTATATTTTTCCGAACCAATTATCTTAGCTATATCTGGAATTATGAAATTAGCTTCTGTTGTATAATCTGCGACGAGAACCCTTCCAACACTTTCGTTTTTAAACAATGACTGCATGGCCTGAAGGTTTTTGGGGTTAATCCCACCTTTCTCTGGCTCGTTTCCCATTGTAATTAAAAGTATTACATTCTCTACCGTTCTCGCAATCGCCTGATCTATTTTCTTTAATTCTAACTTCCAATTAATATCTTCCAGCACAGGAAACCCAAAGGGGATAGCAAAAGGTTCATAGTCTTGTTTTTTATAAAAAGAGTAAGCAAGCCTTTCGGGATCTATTTCCATCTCAATTCCCTCACTAGTGAATGAGCCGTCCTTAATCTTCTTTCTAGTTTCCTTGGGGAGAGAATCAAATATCTGCCTGTCTTCTTCGGTTTTGGGAGTTCTAAGCTTTTCTAATTCGTAATCAGATAAAACTTTCTTGTACACTCCATCCTTAAATGCGGTAGCTTTGTCAGAAACAATGTCATAGGGGTTTAGCAGTACATATCTTACGGGTATAGTTCCCGGCTTAAGTGAGTCTGCTGCATAAATATAATTTAACTTAGCAAAATCTTCCGAATTAAACTTGCCGTCCAGCCTATATAGGAATATATTGCCAGACCTATAATACTCCCTAAAGTATTGATCCTTAAGCTTCCATATATTTATCTTGTCGAGCCATTTATTGATAAACTTTTTAGACTTGTCATTGCCTCCTTCTAGATAGATATTGGAGTTTGAAAATTCGGCCATAATGTCTATTGCATTTCGAAATATTGCAACATTTGCATAAGCCTTCTGGCAAAGCTCTATAGACTCCCTTACATTGACTCCGTCGGAAGAGTAATCGTAAGGCAACATGCCTGCTCTAATATTGTGAAATCTATTTAACTTATTATTTAAAGTAATAGCATTTCTTCTTCTGCCGGATATGTCAGACCCATAATGCTCGTTTCTTGCAGCAATTGAAGTTTGAGTATAAAACGGATCTCCTGTTGACTCGGGCTCCGTCCCGGAAGCATGAGAATGCTTTAGGATGTCTTGAATAGGTTTGTCGGTATTGCCAAACTGCTTCCAATACTCAGACCTTTTTATATATTTTCTTCTTTGGTTCACGACTGATGTTACACAAAGTCTACCCAAAAGTCTACAAAAGTTAAAAGTTAACTTATAAACATAGGAGTGAACGTAGACTGAACCTGCTCTTTCGGGGCATTCATCATATCAAAGTATATCTTTGCCATCCAGCTTCCCAAGATCAATGCTGAATAAGAGTCCTTTCTTGCCTTGTCTGGCCCGGTTTGCCTCTTGAGTTCCTGAGGCAGGTCAAAAGTTTGAGTGCCCTGCGGAGATGTGGTGATTTGTATTAAAGCACATTGACCTTTGGTCATATTCATCATATCGTATTGATGCTCTATGAAGTCTATCATTCTTGCTGCCTTACTTTGTTTTTCTTGATCATCGGAAGCTCTTAGGAATTTCAGTTTATCTACGGGAATGTTCAGTGACCTTTGCTTATTGTAAGACTCATCTATAGCTCTAGACCCAAACCATAGTTTTTTATGATCAAAATTAGCTTGCAATAGCTCATTCGCTCTCCTGATCCAGCCGGAAGTTGGCTTCCTTAAAATTAAGGTTCTGTTACCGCTTTTATCGTATTGCTGCCTCGCGACTCGAAGGTTCTCCATGTAGGAATCCATTTTGTCAAAATCAGCCTCTATTTGATTGATTTTTAAATTTTCAGATTTAAACAAATGACTTTCATTGACCGCATTAATAAATTGGACGCCACCGTTATAATCCCCAACCATTGCTATAATGTTGAAATTTTTTAATAAATAATGGAAATAAAAAATATGTTCCTTCAGGGGAGTTCCTGACATCGCATATGAATGAATAAGGGTCGTTGATCCATTGACCTTATTGTACTTCAATACCTGCATGGCAAAATCATCACTACTTTCACTTTCCGACCAAGACGGGTCAAAAGCCAATATGTATTCGTCTCCAGAGTTCCCCTTGATCTCCACATGAGGGCTGTCTCCATCAACAACCGTGCATGAAGCCATTCTTGATGTTTTAAAGTATCCAGAGCTATCGTCAGTAAACATAGCCCCAAACTCCCTCTCAAACTGAGACTGACTCATTGTCGCCTTGGCTTGATTAATTAAATTTTGATCATACAATCTCGGAGGAGCACAATCATAGGAAAACTTCATAAGACATCTCGTAGCATCACTTCCCTCCTTAGGTTTTGACATTATTAAATTTTCAAATTGAGAATATAATTTATACATATACTCAAATTTATAAGATGCAGATGATAGCATAATTAATTTATTATTTGGCCATTTGTGCCGGTCTTCCTCTTTCATCTCTCCTTGTTCAATAAGCTTTGTTTCTAAATTCCAAAGATCCTCTCTTTGAGTCGGATTTTCTACGACAGAAAGGAAGGGAACAATAACTTCATTGTAAATCCTCTCAGGCATTAGAAGAAACTCATCTATGATAATTCTATGGAATCTAAAGCCACGAAGCTTAGAACCGTCTCCCAAAGGTAAAGCTCTAATCCTGCTTTTCCCGATCTCCATTAACCACTCGTCGTTATTTTTAGATTTTTTAGTAATGCAGTCGGCCAACATCCGAGCTTCTGGCTTAGCAGCTATATCTTCAATTTTTTTAAAAATTTGCTTTGATTGCCTAAATGACGCCGCCAGTATCCCTATCTCAACCCCCTGATGCAATATGGCATCCAAGTATGCGAATATCCCCGTAGTGAAAGACTTTGACATTCCTCGGCTCCAGACCCCCATAAAGTAATCAGTTTCAAACATCGCCTTAATAGCCATGTGCTGAAATGGGAACAAGTCTACTCCTGATATCAAACTAGTAGCGAAAGTAGTATTTTCTTTTAAAAATTTATACAGAGCAACCTTAGCATCTTCCTCTTCCAAGAATCCTTCGATCCCGAGGACTTCTTGGTTGAAGCTGGGCTTCTCTTTCCGTATTTGATTTCCCTCAGTCCAAGCCATTTTTATCTATGTAGTATTGAAGGTCCGAACGCCATAATTTTTTTCCTAATTTTAATATTTTTGGAATAAGTTTTTCTGAGTTTTCTCTACTTCCGCTAAATACAAATTGACAATGGCCGTTGAATTCATGAGTTAAGACTCTCATGTTATGATACACAAAGCTTAAGTTCGACTTGTGCGGCCCCCATCTGTTATGCTTATAT